CACCTGTATCCCCTTTAAGTCCTTGGATGCCTTGTGGTCCAGTATCACCTGTATCCCCTTTAGGTCCTTGGATGCCTTGAGCGCCAGTTGCACCTGTATCCCCTTTAAGTCCTTGGATGCCTTGTGGTCCAGTATCACCTGTATCCCCTTTAGGTCCTTGGATGCCTTGAGCGCCAGTTGCACCTGTATCCCCTTTAAGTCCTTGGATGCCTTGTGGTCCAGTATCACCTGTATCCCCTTTAGGTCCCTGTGTATATTGTACACTAATAGTTCCGTCAGGTGCTACAATAATTCCACTACCGATTTTAACTATACCTGGTACGGTTGTAGACGCAACTGGAACTAATGTAGCTTCGTGCCATACACCACTATATCGTACATATAAGTTAGATCGTATAGTATCCCACCACATTGTTCCCGGAACGTTAGTTGCAGGAGGAGTAGGCGATACTATCATTGTAGCATTTCCGCCACCGCCTGATCCGCCACCGCCAAGAACTAACGGAATACCACCAAGTGACACCCCGTCAGATAACCTTAGATCACCTATTTCTTGATTGTAAAATATTGTGCCAATTTCACCGACATATTGATCTGCAACTATTGTAGTAATACGACCTGATTTAATTTTTTGAATTGTCACCCTGTGTCCTAATTATTGTTGAATAAGTTGTAGTATTCTTTTTAATTGGTTAGTATGGTTAGGCACTTCTTTATCTTCTTCAGAACCAACCTCTTCAGGCGCAGTGATCTTATCAATAACTGCACTATCTTTACCGGCATCGGCTTTTTTAAGTTCTAACTCTTGTTGTAACGGTGATACAAAGATTGGGTTTTTATCGGGTTCTTCTGAATCGTTTCCTGCCACATCAATTTCAGGATCTCCGTCACCGTTTATTTTAATGTTAATTGGTACATTGATTGTAAATTCTTTTGCTCTCATTATAAATCCTTTAGCTATACTATACTTATCTTAATCTTCACTGAATACAACAGCTAATGATACACGATTTAACGCAGCAGTTGATTGAATTGCAATACTAATACTATCGCCTGGTGGAATAGCTAATCTAATGTTATCCATTGGGTATTGTGATGAACCATTAATTGCAGTAACAAATCGTATAATAGCAGTATCAACTAATGGATTCATTGCACCATCAACAGTGCTAACCATTCCGTTATCTTTTGGTTGACTAAAGTAACTGTGTGGAGTTGTTAAACTCGATGCGTTGTAAAACACATATAAAATACCAGGGTCATTTCCTTGCACACCTACACTTATATTTTTAATAATAATCTCTTTTGCATTTAAAATAAAATTACCGTTAAGTGCACCTGCTCTACCATTAGTAACATATGGATTACGAATAGTTAATAAATGATAACATACATCTTTCGATAAACCAGCTTTAATACTTTGACAACTTCGATTAAGTTCATTTTGTTTAATGTCGCCTTCAACTGCACCCATAAAACATACGCCACTAACAGATGCGTTTGATATAGTTCCTAAGTTATACGAAACATATCCAATTTTAAAACTTGGATTTGCAATATGTGCAATTGTGTTTTGATTAGTATAGTGTTCTTTATGGAAAAATACTAATTGACCATTAATTTGATTTTCGATAGCATATCGTATTTCGCCAACTCCTAACCACCGATAGTTTATTTGGTATACATTTAAAAATTGTGATGCTAATGTCATACCGCTTGGATTTAAATCTTTAGTTCCGGTGAGAGGGTTAACATATCCTAATTTATCAACATTAAAGTCTTGTTGATAAGTCCAATATTCTGTTTGTGCAATACCGGCTTGTTGTCGTGTAAATGTCCCAGATATAGTTCCTGTACTTGTAATACTGTAAGTTCCAGTTTTTGATCCTAATGTAGCACACAAGAATACTATGCTGTTATCTACTTGATCAACTAACCAACCGTTGAATCCGCCAACTCTAAGTGCAATTGCAGTAGCTGCAAGCTGAGGACTAGCAGTGTTTACTGCAATATTATTAAATACAACTCCGTTAAGTGTAATTGTTATAGTTTGAGCACCTGTAGTAATACTATTAATTACAAGTTGTTGGATTTCTGATTTTCCGCCAGTTGCTCGCATAACACCAAATTTAGCACCTGTACCGTCGTCATTCCAACCAATCATTATTCCGTTTTCTTCATTAAACACACCAGCTCGTTGACTAGTATGATTAACGTTAGGTGTAAATGCTGCAGTGAATCTACATAATGCACCTTGTCCCGGACGATAACGAATAAATCTACGTGATCTTAATACACCGTAGCCATAAGTATCAGTACCGCAACTTACTGTAAAAAGTGCTTGAATCGGATTAGCTAATGCATTTGAATTTGCACCATTATTATAAGTTTGTATTACATCGTCGGTGATACCGTAAATACTATCTACTTGTATAACTGGAGTCACTGTTAATCCGAATGGTTCCCCAAATGCCGATACCGAACTTGCACCTGACACAGTAGTTTCAATAGTACCGCCTGTTACAGTAGCAGTTAAGTTACCTGCTACAAAAATTGGATTATCAGATGCATTTAGATTAGCATTTTTACTAACTTGCCATGGTGTAGTACCTTGTTTAACAGTCCAGTCACCATCTTGCTGTACTTTACCAATTGTTGCAGTTCCGCCTACTAATGACGGCAATGAGCTTAAACTAACTGGTTGTGTAGTTTGCCAAAATGTTCCTGTAACTGGAGTAGTTGGCATACTTGCAATAGATACTGGTTGTGTAGTTTGCCAAAATGTTCCTGTAACTCCGACTGACCAATCACCATCTTGCTGTACTTTACCAATAACAGCAGTGCTTGATTTAAGTGTAACTTGTCCGTCTGGAAGAGTAGTTAAGCTAACTGGTTGTGTAGTTTGCCAAAATGTTCCAGTTACTGGAGTAGTTGGCATACTTGCAATAGATACCGGTTGTGTAGTTTGCCAAAATGTTCCGGTAACTGCAATCAGATCATCTGTTAGATGTACAGGAATACTTTGTAAATCAGTATTGTTGATTTTAATTTCAGATGCAATGTTAACATTGCCTGTAACTGTAATATTATCAGCACCTAATGTAACACGAACATGCGGTATTTCACCTACTAGTTCCATTGCATGATGCAAATTGTTTATATTTACATCATTTCGATCGTGTACGTATGGCATCTATGTAGTCCAAGGACGGCCTAATACTAAACCGCCTACGTTTGGATTGTCTGTAATTCCGTCACCGTTATATTTGGTAGGTAGTTGCGTAATATCGTAGTTATTTCTTGCACGATAATACTGTTTAGTAGGATCTACACTTCCAGTAACTGTACCATCAGTTGCTACAGTTTTACCTTGACGTTTTGCTTTTGCTAATGCAAGTTTAGCTGCTTGCTTTGCTTCTTTGGTTGATAACCATGCGATTCCGTTAGCCGACATTATTGTCCCCTCATTGATTTAATCATTACAATATGTTCAGGATGATCTGAAACTGGTTCTTCTATTTCTGTATCTATTAAATGCGGATATGCACTTGGATCTTTGACTCTAATATCAGCAGGATGTTTTGGACCATTCATTCCACCGCCTGCATGTATAGTAACTGAATCTAAATCTGCATAAGCTGGATTAGGTTCATTTATAAATCTGTGTCTTTCTGGACTATCTGCTAAATCAACAATTTGTCTAAATCGATTAATGTCGTCGCCGGCTGTTATTTTGTGATCAGGTTTAAGTATAAACTCTGGCTCAACGGGTTCTTGTTCTCCACCATCGATTAAATTTAACATGTTTCTAATAATATCTTGAACTCTCATTTTTATATCCTCATATTGTATTTAGTAGTAAATACTGTACTATGATAAACATTGAACCTTTCAAACAAACAATTCAAAACTTAAAAGACTCTGGTAACTATCGGGTCTTTAACGATATCTTACGAGAAAACGGTAAGTTTCCAAATGCCATTTGGTACGGGCCTTACAATATTAAGAACATTGTAAATTGGTGTAGTAACGATTACTTAGGGATGGGGCAACATAAAGTTGTGCTTGATGCTATGCGTACTGCATTAGATATGACAGGGGCAGGTAGTGGAGGGACTAGAAATATTTCCGGAACTAGCCATTATCATGTTGCACTCGAACACGAGCTTGCATCATTACATAAAAAGGATAGTGCATTGCTGTTTAGTTCAGCATACGTTGCAAATGAATGGAGTTTAATTGCATTATCTAAAATTATAAAAAATATTGAATTTATTAGTGATAGTAAAAATCATAATAGTTTAATTGTTGGTATGTCACATAGCAGAGCACCTAAGCAAATTTTTAAACATAACGATTTAATACATTTAGAAGAGTGTTTAATTAGATCAAAGGAAAACAAAAATACCCCGTGTGTAGTTTTTGAGAGTGTATATTCAATGGATGGTGATATTAGTCTTATAGCTGATATTTGCAATTTAGCAGATAAATACCAAGCTATTACATATATAGACGAAGTACACGCCGTTGGGCTTTATGGCGCAAGTGGAGCTGGGAAGCTAGAAGAACTCAAATTACAGGGGAGAGTCGACATAGTCAACGGGACTCTTGGTAAAGCATTTGGAGTCCAGGGCGGATATATCGCAGCAAATGCTGATGTTATTGATGCAATAAGATCAGTAGCAGCAGGGTTTATATTTACAACCTCGATGAGTCCAGTAACATGCGCCGGCGCATTAGCAGCAGTAAAATATCTTAAAGATCACAACGAACTTAGATTAAAACATCAACAACAAGCAAATAAATTAAAAGCACGATTGCTTGAGGAAGGACTTCCTGTAATGCAAAGCGACACTCATATTGTTCCAGTGCTTGTAGGTGATGCTAAAAAATGTAAAGCAATGAGTGATATGTTATTAAACGAGTATAACATGTACTCACAAGCAATTAACGCTCCAACTGTTCCTGTTGGAACAGAGCGATTGCGTTTTGCACCTACTCCGTTGCACTCTGATGGAATGATTGAAAATTTAGTTAAAGCACTTGTTGAAGTTTTTGATCAGTGCAATTGTCATAAAACAGATTTACCATAATATTTGTACCAAGATGGCTTCATTGCAATCTTTTCCTTAATACGTTGTTCTAGTACAGCATCATCGGCAGGTGTTGCATTCCAATCATTAAAAAATGTAGAAGGTATACCGCTTAGATCAAGTTGACGCGTTTGGTCTAAGTTGTAACCTCTATTTTGTAATTCATTAACTAATCGATCGTATCTATTCCTAAGAAATGTTAACTTGTTGTAAAAGAACAACACATGTCCTTTGTTAAGTGTAAATCTAGGAGGAATTTTTTTAAGAACTTCTCGTTCTGATTGCGTCTTTAACGACCGACGTAGTGATGCAAGGACCATAGGTAATTCACGATACTCTGCCATAAGATGTTGATCCATTAATTGCTTAGGGTCTACGTTTGAGTTAATTCTTGTCATACATACTCCTGGTTAGTTAATATACGTATATTATACAATAAATACAGTAAGTTGTAAAGTATAGTGAGGAAATTACAATGGACTTAATTAAAAGTATTATCCATAATGTATTAGTACATCCTATTCTACCATTCTTACCTCGTAGACTAGCAAGAACAATACATGAAAAAAACGCACTGTGGGCGTATGGAAAAGATGGTCCGTTTAACGGATTAGACTAGGAGAGTAACATGATATCAGATTTAACTTTTGAGCAAAAATCATTACTAATGGCAACATTGAGCAGTATTGCATACAACGACGATCATGATTTTAAAGAGTTAGGATATGACAGCAAGTTTTTAAATCACGGCGGCTCGCAAGCATATCTCATATGGGATAAAGATGATTTGATTATTATTTGTCGCGGAACACAACCGACAGAATTAAAAGACATTGCACACGATATTGAATTTGCATTAGTACCAAGTAGATCAGGACAAGGGTTAGTGCATCATGGATTTAGAACAAGCGTTGATCTTATCTGGATTGATATGTTAAAGATGTTACAAAAATACGGAACTAATCGTAAAGTATGGGCAACTGGACATAGTTTAGGCGCTGCAATGGCAACGTTAATTACAGCAAGATGCGCACGTACTGATAAGTTAACTACACCTATTTTGTTTACATATGGTAGTCCGCGTGTCGGAAATGAAAAGTTTATTAAACATATGAATAGTTTAGCAATTGAACATCACAGATGGGTAAACAATGCTGATATTGTTACACGCAATCCAATTTATCCATATAAGCATCATGGAACATTACACTACTTTGATCATTATGGAAATGTTAGATTTTTTAACAGATGGCAAATGATCAAAGATAGAGTAAAAGGTTTTTATAAAGGTATTAAAAAAGGTAAAGTTAACTTCTTTGTTAACCACCTAATGGAAAACTATCTTAAGAACTTAGGAAAACTTATAGACCTTTCCACAAGTCACGATTAATTGATTGCTCAATTGGGCTAGTACCAAGTGCCGGAAAGAAGTTAATGTTTACTACGTTTTGCAACTGTTCAACAGTTAAAATAAACTTAGGTAACTCTCTAGCAGAAATTCCGTCATTTGGTATTAAGAATGCAATTGTTTGATTGTTAGTTGCATCATACACAACTTTCCACAGGTAGTCAGGAATAGCTACTCCTTTACCAATTGTTTTAATTTGTTTACCAGGTTGATGATAAGTTCCAGATACTACATAAATGTCTCTACCCTCTCCAGCCCAATTTCGAACTGTGGCTTCCAACTTGTTCCAGATGCCTCTATTGTTAGCCGGAACTTGCGGAACCATGTTTGCAAGAGAAAAGCTTTCGCTCATCACCTCCTTGCTTTGTGTGCTATCGCCAGCTGGGACTAAGTGTCCTCTATCATAAGGATGACCTGCATAGTCGTGTAATGTTGATCTAAATTGTTCTGGTACATCTAAGTCTGGATGAAAGTCGTCCTGACGATGAACTACTCCACTCATATCTTCAGGAGATACGTGTTCAACTACGTACTCTGCAGTTTTTGTGTCATAACGATAATGAATAGCATAGTTTTGTTTACACAGATATTGTGATGACGCAATTTGCGACACCGGAGCTCCGTGAATTGAAAACTGTGGACATTTGTCATCAATGGGGTTTGCTGCTACCGTAAAAGGTAACAGTAAGAGTAATAAAAGTTTTTTCATTTTAACCAGCCTATTCTTTTGTTGTTGTTAATTCGATATTCATAAATTTCTACACTACCTGGAAAACGCCAAGCCCATATAGCAACAAGTGCCATAAAGCCGCCTGATCCGATTATAGCGTGAATGTTATGTGTTGTGAACCATAATGCTACTAATGAACTGCTCATTACAAGTAACATCATGTATTTCATTTTAGTTGGGAAAACTTGTTTGCTTACCCAGTTAGTTAAGAATGGACCAAAATACTTGTGATTATAGATCCATGTGTGCATTGCTGGGCTGCCTTTACTAAAGCTATAAGCAGCACCTACTAAGAATGGACTAAACGGTAATCCGGGTGTAACTACACCGATGTATGCTATTCCTAGTAATATAAATCCTAAAATTTTCCAAAGACCTTGTTGTAATTTCATAGCATAAAGTTCCTAGCAAATTCAAGACTACATCTTTCTAATGCAGCATCCCATATATCAGTAGTATCAGTTTCAAAAATTAACTCAGGATCGCATGACGATGTACACCAGTTAATATCTGATTTTGATGACCCTAACCCATTTATTTCATTTTCCAATTCTTCCGGATTCCAAATACACATACCCAAAAACATTCTCCAGTGTTTAGGCTCATCACCTGCTTCAAACTTTTTAAGTACATCATTGTCGGAGCTAATTGCAAAATAATTGTTAACTCTAAATGTATTAAGACTTGCCCATTCGGGAGAATGTAATAAACAAAAACTAGTTTGTTTATCTGATCCGCCTATGTGTAACATTCCGGGTATATGATCAAAATCAAAACCTAGACGTTCGCCAAATTCAGATATTGACATTCGGCTTTCTTTGTTTACAATTAATCCAGTAGTACCTACTGGATTAATTTCAGTAATTAGTACAGTTGACGAATTAAACATTGGATGTCGAACTGACGGTGGAGCTATTATTAATGTTCCTGGTAGATTCATATTATACAAATGGTTGAATTGATTGTTTTACATCAGCAACTGTAAAGTAACCTTTTCCGCTAGTATCAAAAGTTGGGTTCATACTGTAAATTGAATCTTTTGATATACCGGTTGATCCTAACTCGCTGCCGCCTCTTTGGCCAAGTACAGTGCTAGCCTTTTTGCCTGCACCCCATGGCAGAAATGTTATTAAATATAAATCGCCAGCATCCATGCCTGGTTTAACATATGGTTTATAGAATTTTTCTACATAATCCATTTGGTCAACTGCAGACATTTTTCGTAATTTTTCAGACGACGTTCCTAATTGTGCTGCAGTCTTTGGCATAAATTGAATTAAACCAACTGCTGCAGGTTTTCCTAATTGTAGTGCTTTTTTATTTTGAATTGACGGATCTAACCCCGATTCTTTTTTCATAATTGCCATTAAATATTTTGGTTCAATTTGTAATCGACCAGCAACTTCATCAACTTTTGCTAAAAATTCCGGATTAGACTCAAGTGCATATCCGGATTTAACAGGTTTTAATGATTTAGTGGCAGGAGTAACTCCAGATTTAAATGGAGAGGTTATAGCCGATACTGCTTTTGATCCTGCATCAACTACTGATTTGCCAACATCTGAAATCGTTGACCCAACATTTGATAATCCAGTAGTAATGTAATCAATCATTCCGGGTACAGAAGTCATTGCAGTATTAATCGAATCTACAATATCAAAATCCGGTTCGCCGGTTGGCGGTAACCCAATATCTTTTTGTGCTTGTGCAATTGCTAGTTTAGTACGATTATCTATTTCGCCAGTAGGAGAAACATCATATTTAAACGATGCTAACGCACGTTGAATATTAGTAACGTCTGCAGGTGTTTGCGGAACTTTTAAAGGTCCAGCATTTTCATTTAATGGTTTAAATTCTGAAAATCGCACAGTTAGCTCCAATCAGGTAACGGCCCGCCATATTTAGAACCTTTAATTTTTTTGCCATCAACTTTAACACGATTGCCTTTACTTAATAAGTGAGATTTGTTTCCATCTCGCGCTCTAAGACCTTGGCTTTTACAACTTGCTAAGTTACTAGCACCTAAATCCTTATCTGGTCTAGAACTTTTGCATAATTTTACACTAGCCTTACCGCGTTCGTCAAGTTGCGCTTCATCAAGATCAGCTGACTTAGTTTTATATCTTGGTTCTGATGTGTGTTGGCGTGCTGGACGATCACTTTTACGTCCAGGTCGTTTTGCGTTTGTACCAATCTTCTCTTCTTTAATAAACTCTAAAGCTCTCATTGTTGTTCCTATTATCTGTTAATGTATTCAAATACATTAAGCCATTGACGTTTACCAATCGTTGCTTTTAACAATGTTAAATCAGCACACGTCTTGTAGCGAATATCATTATTTCTTGTTGATTCAACTACGTTTATTACTGCATCTTGTTGTTCTGCAACAGCTTCTGCTATATCTAAATAGCTATGTGCTAATCCAGAACCTACATTCCAAATACCCGATCCATGAATATTTTTAATAAAGTCAATGTGTAATTTACATACATCACCTACCCATACCCAATCACGTTTGATATAATCAGCGTTATCCCATACACTAATTTGGCCAGTTTTATGAGCTTCGTCAGACCATTTTTGTATAATATTAGCTTGATTGCATCGTAAGTGCATGTATTTGCCGTATACGTTAAAATATCTAAAACCTTGCACAGACGCCGTATGTGCAGGTTGTCTAAACGCCCATCGATCGAACAAGTATTTGCTTAATGCATACGGTGTTAATGGTGTACAGTTTGCAGTTTCACTAAAGTCCTTACCATTTCCGTACACAGAGCTAGTACTAGCATATTGTAAGTGTACTTCATTTAGTTGGCATTCATTAAACAACCATTGACTAAATTCATAATTTTGAATCATAAACTTGTCAATGTTAGTTTCAGTTTTATCTGTTAATGCACCTAGGTGTACTACCCATTGATATTTCTTAATGTCTGGTAAATTATTAGGATCGTAGTCCCATCCTTCTACTTGCCAGCCTTCGGCTGACATCCATTCGATCATATTTCGGCCGATGAAACCGTTATGACCTGTAATAAGAATCTTCATAGTAGTATTTATTATTCGTCTTCGTGAATGATTAAAGAATATTGTACACTTGGCATTGGGTACAAAATGTATTCTTCAGCGTCTTCTCGATTTTGAAATGACTCTAATTCGCAACGGTCGGTAGTACACTTAAAAACGTGATAAGTTCCGTCATCGTCTAAGTTAACAGATACTGAGTGAGTATTAAATTGAATTGTGAATACACTAATCATCGAACCGCTCCTTTATTATAATATTTATGTATTAAGTTAAGTCTTTGGCAACAAAACTGCCTCAAGCCATTGCTTACAATCTTCCCATTTTTTATACTGATAAGCAACTCCACCTGCTTCGTTCCATTCAGTAATATTACTCAATCTGTCATCAATTAAGATATCACCAAACTCGCATCGTTTAACCTTTTCGTGACTGCGTGGACCGATAAACACAGGTATACCCGGAAAGTACTTTTGACACCATTCAACTTTATCCATAATTGCATACGGAATATCATTGTTTCTAGGAATAGCTGTTAAGAAAAATAACCCAACATTGTGTTTACTACAATAAACTCTAAGCCAGTTAATAAGTTCATAACCACCGTCACGAACTTTAAGATCACGATAGAGTCTCGGGTTACTTGCAAGACGTTGCCACTCTTTGGGTGGAAGACGTTCTCTATTATCTAAGTTTCTTTGAAAGAATTCTTCAGCGTAGCCTTTAAAATCAGCTACTACTTCATCCATATCTACGTATATATTCACGCCGCCTCCGAGATTTGTTGTACTACTACTTCTTTATTTGGAAAACGAGATTTAACTGCGGCAACTGCCTCGTCTAAACTTTTACCTTGTCCTGCAAATATATTAGTTGAAACATCATATAAGTACCAATGACTGTTTACATATTCAAACGATACAATAATAGAATTTGGATCGTCGATATCTTCATCGTCGTCTAACGATTCATGATAATCAGCATGATACTGTCTAATACCTTCAATTAATTCATTTGGAGAATGCTTCATAGCAGATCTATACATTGTAATGTTTAACCATAAACCAGATAATACACCAATTACAAATGTTCCAATAATAATACTAATCATATATTTCTCCTATTAAACTAAAATTGATTCATCAACAATGATGAACATGGTTGCATAAGACTTATCTTCTGCTAGTCTAACTAAACAGTAGTGTCCACGTTTTATTAGTTCATCTTCAATGAACAGTAACGTTTGTTGAAACTCACCTATTTTTTCATGTGCTATTAACGCAACAGGTGCAGAATGAGATGCTGTAGTAGCTAATACTAGTCCACTACACGATATAAGTAATGAGCAATGTTCTTGTTGATTACGAGATTCATCTATGTTGTCTAATACCTTTTGCAATACCTGTTGTTTAAAATCAGGCTTGCGAAAATACTGTGTTATTTGTTTTACAAATCCTATCATATTACTCCTTTGGTAGTG